AGGCAGTATATTTGGCGGTGTTTCTGGGAATAAGATTACTGCCATTGCTGGCGAGTCTAGTACTGGAAAAACTTTTTTTAGCCTCGCAGTGGTTAAGAATTTTCTGGACTCTAATCCTGATGGATATTGCCTGTATTTTGATACTGAGGCAGCTATCACTAAATCACTATTAGAAAGTCGTGGAGTACCTACAGATCGTTTAGTGGTAGTAAATGTTGTTACTGTTGAGGAGTTTCGTAGTAAAGCACTCAAGGCAGTAGATATTTACTTAAAGAAACCTGAAGATGAACGAAAACCTTGTATGTTTGTGCTAGACTCTTTGGGTATGCTCTCAACTGAAAAGGAGATTACTGATGCACTGAATGATAAGCAGGTTCGTGATATGACGAAATCGCAACTCATAAAAGGTGCCTTCAGAATGTTGACATTAAAGTTAGGTCAAGCTAATATACCTATGATTGTTACTAACCACACCTATGATGTCATTGGTTCTTATGTTCCTACAAAAGAGATGGGTGGAGGTTCTGGTCTTAAGTATGCTGCTTCTACTATCATTCATCTATCTAAAAAGAAAGAAAAGGATGGAACAGAAGTCATTGGAAATATTATTAGAGCAAAGACTGCTAAGTCTCGTTTAAGTAAAGAAAATAAGGATGTTGAAATTAGACTATTCTATGATGAACGTGGTCTAGACAGGTACTATGGATTGCTTGAGTTAGGAGAGATTGGAGAAATCTGGAAGAACGTTGCAGGTCGTTATGAAATGATTGTTGATGGTGAGACTAAGAAAGTCTATGCAAAACAAATTTATAAAGAACCTGAAAAGTATTTTACTGCTGAAGTTATGCAAGCTTTAGATGAAATTGCTAGAGTTGAATTTTCTTATGGCAAATCTTAAAAAAATTATTTGATTATAAATGATGGAAAACATTGAAACTACTATTCTTAGAAATCTTCTCTTCAATAATGATTATTGTAGAAAAGTTCTTCCTTTTATTCATAAGGAATACTTTGAGAATTTTCACGAGAAAGTAGTTTTCGAAGAAATTTCTAAGTTTATGGTTTCTTATGAAAACCTTGCAACTAAAGAAGTACTATTAATTGAGTCCGAGAAGAGGACAGATATTACCGAAGATACATATAAAGTAATCTGCGAATATGTATCATCTCTTGACAACTCTCCTGCAGACTTAGAATGGCTTTACAATGTAACTGAAAAGTGGTGTAGAGATCGTGCAATTTATATTGCGTTAATGGAATCTATTAAGATTGCTGATGGACAAGATGAAAATAAAAACAGAGATGCAATACCTAGTATTCTACAAGAAGCTTTATCTGTAAGTTTCGATAACAATATTGGTCACGATTATTTACAAAATTATGAAGAAAGATATGAATACTATCATAGAAAGGAGGAGAAAATTCCCTTTGATCTTGAGTATTTTAACAAAATTACAAAAGGCGGTCTGCCTCCTAAAACTCTTAATATCGCGCTTGCTGGTACTGGTGTCGGAAAATCTCTATTCATGTGCCACGTCGCTAGCTCCGTCTTGCTGCAAGGACGGAACGTTCTATACATTACAATGGAAATGGCAGAAGAGAAAATTGCTGAGCGAATTGACGCAAATCTTTTGAATGTACCAATTCAACAAATAACTGATTTGCCAAAATCTATGTTTGAAAGTAGATTAAACAAGATCAGTAAGAAAACTCAAGGAACCTTTATCATTAAAGAATATCCAACTGCTTCCGCTCATACTGGGCACTTTAAAGCACTTCTTAATGAACTTGCACTTAAGAAGTCTTTCAAACCTGATGTAATTTTTATTGATTATCTAAACATCTGTGCTTCTAGTAGATATAAGTCAAATTTCTCAGTAAATTCATATTCTTATGTTAAAGCTATTGCTGAAGAACTTCGTGGACTTGCTGTAGAAACTAATGTTCCAATTGTAAGTGCAACTCAAACTACTCGTAGTGGTTATGGTAACTCTGATGTAGAATTAACTGATACTTCAGAATCATTTGGTCTTCCTGCCACGGCTGATCTTATGTTTGCACTTATTGCTACTGAGGAACTTGAAAACCTTGGTCAGATTATGGTCAAGCAACTTAAAAATCGTTATAATGATCCAACTATGAATAAGAGATTCATTGTTGGTATTGATCGAGCAAAAATGAGATTGTATGATTGCGAGCAATCTGCACAAGAAGATATACTTGACTCTGGTAAAGAAGAAGAGTATGATCCTGAAGAGGATAAAAAACAAAACAAATTTTCTGGTTTTAAATTCACATGAGTAAAAAAATTAATTTCAATAAGTACACCGAATTCGTAGATGCAGTTACCTCTGACGCATCAAAAGATTTCGTAGCACTTTCTGATCGTATGGTAGAACTTGATCAGAAAGGAGCAAATATTGAACGTCTTTTGACTTCTGGAGTTGGTATCAATGCAGAAGCAGGTGAATTCCTGGAGATCGTAAAGAAGATGATTTTCCAAGGAAAACCCTGGAACAAAGATAATAAAGATCATCTTATCATCGAACTTGGAGACGTAATGTGGTACGTTGCTCAAGCTTGTATTGCTCTTGAAGTATCTTTAGATGAAGTTGTTTCTGGTAATGTTGATAAACTGATGAAGAGATATCCTGGTGGAAGTTTCGATGTTTATTATAGCGAACATAGATCTGAAGACGATAGGTGATTTTTAAATCTCGTTTCTAAATATAAGAAACGAGATTTTTTATGATAACTATATCAGGAAAAGCTTCTAAACAAGAACAGATATTAAAAAATTTATTTGAAAATAAAATACCAACAAATATAAATTCAGTAGATATTGATATATATAAAAATGGAAATTTAAAAAAGAGTTTATTAAATTGTTACAAAATAAATTTTGTTGGTAGTTCCACTAAGGGAAATAAAAAAGCAGATTTAATAATATATAACTCTAATGCAGATTTTCCAATATCTTTAAAAAATAAAAAATTTGTTGCTTGGCAGTCTGCTGATTCATTAGCAGGAGACGATATTGATAACATAATTATAAGTATATTATCTGGAGGAGAAATTAAAACAAGCGGAACTAGAGCTATATTTGAAGAGAAAAATTATAATTTTAAAATAAAGTATGATGATAAATCTAAAATATTCAGGATATTAAATAGATCAGACTCAGAATCTCAGTTAATAGTTAAAATTAATAATGAATCTAAAGAGAAAGTTGTTTTTGGTTCTGATATCTTAGGAAATGGTGCAGTAATTCAAATAAATGAAGAAGATAAAAATATAATGGAATATTCTAATAATAAATTAGTATTAAATGTAATAGAGTATATTGATGAAAAAAGTCAATTGAAGGATTTGAACATAGTATATAAAGTTAGTAATATTAAAGGTTCTAGGGGATCAAATCGATTTCCTGGAATAAGAGTACAAGCAGTTCCAGGAAGTGAGTTACAAAAAAATCCCATAGTTGGAAAGTATAAAAATAGGGATATAATTATATGAAAGAACTATTTTCAGAATTAATTAAAATATATAAAAAATCTGTTAGAGTAAAGCAGATAAAGAAAAGATCTATTGAAAATTTCTCTAAATTTTTTATATCATTTGTGGATCATAATAAAAATCCAAAGGATAATAAAGATAAATATTTACATCTAAAAAAAGCAGGTCTCAGTTATATAAGAAAAAACCAAGACCTTATTTACACAGAACTTAATAAATGAAAAGATTTTTAGATTTTTTATCCGAAGCATTAGAAACTTCAGCATCAACTCAGGCAAAACGATTGGGGTTGATGGGAAATGGTCACGGAGATTGGTATGACCGACAAGGAAACTTAGTCGCTAAGACTGTTAAAGGACAACTTAAAATTTTTAGTGGTAATAAATCTGAAAAGAAATCTAAAGATGAAGGAGATAGAAAATCTGAAACCTCATCAAAATATATGTCCACTAGAGGTGGATCATCTAGAACAAAGTCAGGACAGTCAGAAGTATCTAAAAAATTAAAAGATATTGCAGCAAGATCAAAAGAAGCAGAAACTACTAGAAGGACGCAAACTCCACAAAGTCAAGATACGGTAAGTATTGCTTTTGGTAAGTTTAATCCACCATCTAAAGATCATCTAAAACTTTTCAAAACTTTGGAAAAGGTTTCTTCTGGTGGAGAATTCTACATCTTCCCTAGTAGAACACAAGACGGAAAGAGAAATCCATTAGATCCTGAATTGAAGATTGCATATATGAGGGAAATGTTCCCAGAATATGCTGAAGTTATTATTGATGATGATAACTTTAAAACTATTTTTGATGTATTAACTTTTTTAAATCAGAAAGGTTATACTTCTATAAACATTGTTGCTGGTGAAGAAAGAGTATCAGAGATTGAAAGTTTGACTGCAAAATCTAATGGTGAAAAATATCAATATCAAAGTATGAATGTAATTTCATCTGGGACAAAGGAGTCTGAATCTCAATCATCTATAGCAAGAGAGGCTGCACTTAGTGGTGATGCTGAAATTTTTATGAGAACAATGCCAGAAGGTATAGATAAAAATATGATGAAAAGTTTATATGATGATTTAAGGAAGTCAATGAGTTCAGAAGAATCCTATAAATGGGAAATTTCTCCAGAGTTGAATTGGAAAAATTTAAGAGAAAATTATATTTTAGGAAAAATATTTAAAGTAGGAACAATTATAGAAAATTGTAATACTGGACTTAGAGGAGAAATAATTCGTTCTGGAGCAAATCATTTAATTTGTGTGACTGAAGATGGTCTTATGTTTAAGTCTTGGATAAAAGATGTTTGTGAATGTAAAGCATAAATAAAAAAAGGAATCTGTAAGTAAGTAAATGTCTAATCCTTGGTCTAATTCATTTAAAGAAATTAGAGAATCCAATTTTGTAATTGAAGATCCATATATTTCACTTGAAGAGAAAAAGAATGATGGCAATCTTGCCAATAATTATCCTCCATATGATAAGGTAACTAGAGGCGATGTTATTGCCGGTGCTAAAGGTGAAGATCAGATGGGTGGCAAGAAAAAAGAAAAAAAAGAAAAAATAATAGATGTTATGCCATCTGGAAAGAGAAATAAAGTGAAAATAAGTCCAGAAATGAATGAAGAAAACATTGAAGAAAGAATTGATATTAAAAAGCAATCTTCTAAGAGAAAGTCTTTAGGTAGAGGATCTTCAATCAAAGATGGATCTAAAAAAACAGGTTATGAGTCACCAAAAGAATTCAGAGATGCTGAGAAAAAATTCTCTGAAGAATTTTTTTCTTGGGTAGATAATGTTATTGATGAAGGTTATGATATCTCGGAATATACTTTAAGTGAAATTGTTAACATTTTTGATTCCCAATACGAATAAATAATTCAGGGAAACCCAATGTTAAATTTACTTTAAGGGGTATAAATGGCTAATCTAATCAACGTTTTTAAACCAGTTATTATTGCTTTCTTGACATCAAGACAAGTAAAAGAATTAGTATGTGATCTTTTGGATCGTTATGTTGAAACTACTGACAATGATATTGATAATCTTCTTGCCGAAACAGTAAGAAGAGCTCTTCTTAAAACTGATTCAGTAGAAGAGTGAGTTCCGCATTAAGTTGCATTTTGTATGCACACGGAGCAGCAATATTTTTTGCTTTTCTATTTGCAATTTCAGAATGGGTTGGAAATAATAAAAGAATAAAACAAAATTCAATATATCAAATTATAAATACTTTTTTAAAAAAAATTAGTTAATATTAAATAAACTATTGGGGGGATTCTCATTCCCCCATTTTTATAAATAAATTTAGGAAAATTAAGGAAAATCAAATGGCACTTTGGGGAATTTCAACAAATTCGGAAACATCAGGTAATAATTTTGCTATTCCAAAATACTTAGGAAATTATTCTTCTGATAGTTCTTTATTTGAAGCGACTGATAGAACTGCAAGTCCTTATGACTGTTTTGCAGATAATCGTGGTTGGGTATTCAGACATTATAAAGATTCTCATCACTCTGGATTAACTTCAAGATATAATGATGAAATTTTAGTATCTGTTGCTGGACTAAACACAACTGGTGCAGGTACAAGTACAACTGGTTTAGGACTTGCCACTCCTATCGCAGTGTTCTTTGAGGATCCTAATTTTGCATCTCCAATCAGTGTCGCAGCTGGTGGTACAACTGGAATTGGAACTGGAACAACTGGATATGTTCACGTTGTTTGGAACGAAGCAGTTTATTGTGGTGCTGGAGCAACTATATTAATTAATAGTAGTGATGGAACAGTTGTTGTTGGTACTGCTGCTTCTGCTGGATCAGAAGTTCAAGTTAATGTTCCTGGTATTGGGCAAACAGTAGTGACCTTCAATGGTCAAATTACGAATAGAGTTGCATTTTCATTCACTGCTCCAAGTGGAATTGGAACAGTATTAACCATTGATGACTCTACATCAGTAGTTGGAACTATTACAGATTTCTCTGGAGGATCTGCAGTAACAAAAACAATTTCTGGATTAGTTAAAAATATTGCCGGAGCAGGAACAACTGCAGGAGTAGGCATCGGAGCAACAACACTAACAATTACTGCTTGATATGAAATTTGACGAGTTGAATGAAGATAATTACATATTATTTGCAATTAAGTATTACGATAATCCTCAAGCAATAACTAAAGAAGATTTCTTTGAGGATTTGAATCGATTCAAATATATTAAAAAACTTCTTAGAAAATATGTTAAAAGCGGAGAACTTAAAGTTGAACTTTTAGTAAATCATTTTATCATTGTGTTTAATATATTTCACGATGCAGCAGCTCCTTTACTTTTTTATAAACTTGAAAAGGAACTATGGTCGTCTATAAAAACTTTTTTATATTTTTTAAATAGAATTCCTGAGTATCCAAAATCTTTTTTAGATGAAATTGAAATTGATGAAAAGTGCTTAGAGATATTGAATTCAATCTGATGAAAAACGAAAATCTACCATACTGCCAATTAGAATTAGATATAATAGATGTAAATTCTTTATACAGATCTGTTTGTTTTCATATAGAAAAGTGGCCAGGTGGAGATCCACTTGAACAAGAAAGATTGTTTGCTATGAAAGATTTTCTTTATAGAATAATTCTAGAGTACAAATTCGCAATTGAATAATGGAAAATAAAAAATTAGTTAAGATTCTAAATATTATTAGAGAGAATGTCACTGCCAGTGGAGGTGCTATGGCTGGACTACCTCCAGATGATCCACCAGTAGATTTGAGAAAGCGTAAAAAATCTCAAAGACCTTGGTTAAGATACCTACGAAACAAATCCAATGGAAAAGGAAGAATCAGTTAAACTTGCTGTACTGGAGCAAAAGTTTGCAGATTTCGTAAATATAGTGAATAAGATTGATGACGCCATTGGAAAGTTAAGTGAAGTTAATGTTAATGTTGGAAAAATGCTTGCTGTCCACGAAGAAAGGATTGAACAAGCAATGAAAGCAAATGATATTTTAATTAAAATGATACAAGAACTGAAAAATGAAAGTGATGCTAGAGATTTGAGAATAGTTGATAAGATTGATGATATTGAATCAGATCTACAAGATGAAATTGCAATTTTAAATGCAAAATGTGAAGATGTTTCTAGAATAAAGTGGATGACTATTGGATGTGGAGCTGTATTGACTGTTCTAGTTGCAGCATTTTCATCTTTAGCATCTGGAATGTGGAACCCAAATAAAATGATTATTATGGAATCTATAAATGAAAATAAGGAGTTTTCCAAATAAATCTTGACAGGTGATAGCTTTATTTGGTAGAATAAAAATCTAGAGTAGTATGATTTATGAGTTTGATTGATGAAAAATTTATTTCACTCGTATCTAGTAGATTAGATAAGTATAAAAGACTTAAATCCGGTCTTTACACTTTTAGGTGTCCATACTGTGGTGATAGTCAAAAATATAAAAACAAAACTAGAGGTTATCTTTATGTTGTAAAAAATGACTATAACTTTAAGTGTCATAATTGTGGATATTCAAGATCTTTTACAAATTTTCTAAAAGATCTTGATCCAATTATGTATGATCAATATGTAATGGAAAGGTATAAGAAGGGTATAACTGGCAAAAAGTCTAATACTCCAGAACCTGAGTTTAATTTTAAGAAACCATCTTTCGCAAAAAAACATTTTGATCTACCCAGGATAAAAGATTTAGATCCTGAACACTTAGCATTTAAGTATATTAAAGGTAGAAAAATTCCAGATAAATTTCTAAAGGAATTGTATTATTGTGATAATTTTAAAGAGTGGACAAATACTCAAAAGTTTACTTTTAAAAATACTTATAATGATGAACCTAGAATTATTATTCCTTTAATTAAAGATAATGAAATTTTTGGATATCAAGGTCGTAGTCTTAAAAAATCTTCAAAGGTTAAATATATTACGATTGTGTTAGATGAAAACCAACCAAAAATTTTTGGATTAAATAATGTAGACTTAAATAAAAAAGTTTACATTGTTGAAGGTCCATTTGATAGTATGTTTATAGAAAATGCTATTGCGATGGTTGGTTCTGATGTTGATTATAAATTTTTTAAGTCTTATATAGGAACTGAATTTATTTTTGTTTATGATAATGAAAAAAGAAATAAACAAATTGTAGACAGAATGGAAAAGGTAATTGACAATAAATTTCCAATTGTCATATGGCCTCAAGACTTGAAATATAAAGATATAAATGATATGATTATAGAAGGTGTTGACGTGCAAAAAATTTTAAAGGAAAATACTTTTATGGGACTACAGGCAAAGGCAAAACTTATTGGATGGAAAAGAGTATGAGTAGAGATAGTAAGGTTCTTAAGAGGGGTGGAAAGATTGAGCCTCTCGATTTGGATAAGATGCATTTTATGGTTGAAGAAGCTTGTAAAGATCTTGCAGGAGTGTCTGCTTCTCAGGTAGAGATGCAATCTGGTATTCAATTTTATGATGGTATTACAACCAAAGAAATTCAAGAAATTTTAATTAAATCTGCATCTGATTTAATTGATCTTGATAGTCCAAACTATCAATACGTTGCAGCAAGACTTCTTCTATTCTCTCTTCGTAAACAACTTTTTGGAAAGATGTGGGATTTCCCACATCTTAAAAATCACATTCAACAATGTGTTAGTAAGCAAGTATATGATGCAGAAATCTTTACTAAGTATTCCTCTGAGGAAATTGAAAAGGTTAATAACTGGATCGATCACGACCGTGATATGCTTTTTACTTATGCAGGTCTTCGTCAAGTAGTAGATAAGTATCTGGTTCAAGATCGATCTTCCGGAAAGGTGTACGAAACACCACAGTTTATGTATATGATGATTGCTCTGACAATTTTTGCAGGGTATCCCAAAGAAAAAAGACTCTCTTATGTAAAGAGGTACTACGATGCAATCTCAAAACACAGAATCAACATCCCAACACCAATCATGGCGGGAGTTAGGACACCACTCCGTCAATTTGCATCTTGTGTTCTCGTTGATGTTGATGACTCCCTCGATAGTATCTTTAGCAGCGATATGGCTATTGGTAGGTACGTCGCACAGAGGGCTGGTATCGGCATTAATGCAGGCAGAATCCGTGGTATCAACGCTAAAATCAGAGGCGGAGAGGTACAACACACAGGTGTTGTCCCCTTCCTTAAAAAGTTTGAATCAACTGTACGATGCTGTACACAAAACGGCATCAGAGGTGGTTCTGCTACAGTTCACTTTCCTATCTGGCACCAAGAAATAGAAGATATTATTGTTCTTAAGAACAATAAAGGAACAGAAGATAATCGAGTGAGAAAACTTGATTATTCGATCCAACTCTCAAAGATTTTCTATGAAAGATTCATCCAAGATAGAGACATCACGCTATTTAGTCCTCACGATGTCCCAGGTTTGTACGATGCTTTCGGCACTGATAAGTTTGATGATTTGTATAAAACTTATGAATCTGATGGATCTATTCCGAAGAAAACTATCAAGGCTCAAGAACTTATTCTAAATCTTCTGAAAGAGAGAGCAGAGACTGGTCGCATCTATATTATGAATATCGATCACTGCAATTCTCATTCATCATTTAAAGATAAGATTGAGATGAGCAATCTGTGTCAAGAGATTACTCTTCCAACATATCCTCTTAATCATATTGATGATGAGTTTGGTGAGATTGCACTTTGCATTCTTTCTGCTGTTAATGTAGGTAAGATCAAATCTGATGAAGAACTTGAAGACCTCTGTGATCTTTCTGTTCGTGGACTTGAAGAACTAATTGATTATCAGAACTATCCTATTAAAGCAGCAGAGATTGCTACAAAAGCACGTAGGTCTCTTGGAGTGGGGTTCATTGGTCTGGCTCACTACCTGGCTAAACTTGGATTCAAATATGATTCTCAAGAAGCTTGGGATGCAGTTCACGGACTGTCTGAATCTTTCCAGTATTATCTACTCAAGTCTTCAAATGAAATTGCTAAAGAAAAGGGACACTGTGAATACTTTGGTCGTACAAAGTATTCAGACGGTATTCTTCCAATCGACACTTATAAAAAAGATGTTGATGGAATTTCATCACAGGAGTTAGATCATGATTGGAAAAGTCTTAGAAAGTCAATTTTGGAACACGGACTCCGACACAGCACATTGTCCGCACAGATGCCTTCGGAGAGCAGTTCCGTTGTGTCAAACGCAACAAATGGAATCGAACCACCTAGAGACTACTTGTCCGTTAAAAAGTCCAAGAAAGGTCCTCTTAAGCAGATTGTCCCCCAGTATAGCTATCTCAAGAATAACTACACTCTTCTTTGGGATATGGCTTCTAATGAAGGTTATATTAAGATCGTCTCCGTAATGCAGAAGTTCTTTGATCAAGCAATTTCTGGAAACTGGTCTTATAATCCAGAAAACTATCCAGACAATGAAGTTCCAGTTTCTGTAATGGCAAATGATCTTTTAACAACATATAAGTACGGATGGAAAACCTCTTATTATCAAAATACTTATGATAATAAGACAGATGAAATTAAAGATGAAAAGTTAAATAGTATTAGCGAAATAGTAAATGAAATTTTAGAAAACGGAGAAGATGACTGTGAAAGTTGCAAAATTTAGAGTTAACTCGCAAGAAGAATCAATGCTCAAGGGAATTACCGTCTTTAATACAAATGATGTTGATTCCAAAAAGCAACCAATGTTTTTTGGAAATCCATTAGGAGTTCAAAGATATGATTCCTATAAGTATCCAGTTTTTGAAAAATTGACTCAACAACAATTAGGATACTTTTGGAGACCAGAAGAAATTTCTCTACAAAAAGATCGTGCAGATTACCAAACACTTCGTCCTGAGCAAAAACACATCTTCACTAGTAACCTTAAGTACCAGATCCTCTTGGATTCTGTACAAGGGCGTGGTCCTGGGATGGCTTTTATCCCTTACTGTTCATTACCTGAACTAGAAGCTTGTATGACAGTATGGGAGTTTATGGAGATGGTTCACTCCAGATCTTATACTTATATAATTAAAAATGTTTATTCAGATCCATCTGAAGTATTTGATACTATCTTATCTGATGATAGGATTATTGAAAGGGCTAAGTCTGTAACTAATGCTTATGATGATTTTATAAATTCAGCTCATCAATATGACTCTACAAACTCTTGGATTTTTGCTCAAGAAGGAGCTGGACATCATAGAGATGAAAGAATTGAATTGAAAAGAAAACTTTATAGGGCTGTCGCTAATGTCAATATTCTCGAAGGTATCAGATTCTACGTGTCATTTGCTTGCTCGTTTGCGTTTGGTGAACTCAAGCTTATGGAAGGATCCGCTAAAATCATCTCTCTCATCTCAAGAGACGAAAATCAGCATCTTGTCATTACTCAAAACATCCTCAACAAATGGCGTTCTGGAGACGATCCGGAAATGCAACAAATTGCTAAAGAGGAAGAAGAATGGGTAAGATATGCTTTTAAAAACTGTGTAGATGAAGAGAAGTCTTGGGCAAAATATTTGTTTAAAGATGGATCTATGATCGGATTGAATGATAAACTTCTACATAATTATGTCGAATGGATTGCTAATCGTCGTATGAAAGCAATTGGACTTAAGCCAGAGTATGATATTCCTGCAAAGAATAATCCTCTTCCTTGGACTGAGCACTGGATTTCTTCTAAAGGACTTCAAGTTGCTCCTCAGGAAACTGAGGTAGAATCTTATGTTGTTGGTGGAATTAAGCAAGACCTCAAAAAGGATTCATTTGCTGGATTTACATTGTAACAAAAGTTACAAAACAACTTGACTATATATCGTAGTGGGTATATGATATACCCATCGTTCGTTCACCACCCTAGGATGGTGAATGCAAGTAGGAAGGCGAAACGGATCGTTTATCTATGGAAGCATTTCTACTAACTTGTTTACAATCTCAATTCATCATATCTAGAATTAGTAATAATTCTGATCTTTCGGATAAAATTAAGAATGATCTGACTTGGGAAGTAAAACAAGTTACAAATAAGAAATGTAACATAGACGCAAACCGACCGAAGGAACGGAATTTTAATATACCGTAAGGTAAACAATTCGTTTCTAAGGAGAAATTCAATGACCACTGCAACCTATCGTGGCGTTTCATATAACGTCGAAGAGCATAAGATCAATGTTCTTGCTTTAATCAAGGAGCAACTTGAGAAAGAACAGCGTAGAAGAAGTGCACAGATGTCTGCAATTAAAAAATGAATATTTAAAAGAGGGGTCTATGACCCCTCTTTTTTTATAAATAATTTTAAATGACTAGTGTTATGTCTAGAATTTCTCATTTATACGAATCATATTTAGAAATTTACGAAAAGAATATTAGCTTTGAAGTCGGTGGAAGAAGGACAACTGGACTTCGTAATATGACTAAGAAGGATGCCGAGAGACACTCTCCAAAGGCGGCAGAGAAGCATAAGGAGGAGAGGGGTAAGGTCGGACTACCTAAGTTGAATAAGGAGAGCGTAGAGAACGATCTGGATCTCTATGATCAGTTCTATTACTTTATTACAGAATCTTTAATCGAAAATAATTTTTGCAATTCTTTTGAATCGGCAGAAACAATCGTTGAGAATATGAGTGATGCGTGGGTTAATAATATTTTTGAAGAATATCTAGAAGAAAAAGCAAGAGGTAAGAAAAAGAAGGGTGGTACAGTACACGCTTATGATGTTGATGAAACTCTCTTTAGTCACGGTAAAAAGGGAAAACCAAGCGTTAAAGTTCACGTAAAGAATGAGAAAGGTGAAAGAGTAAAGAGTTTAAGTAACCAAGAATTCAATACTCATAAGTTAGATAAAGGTCATAAGTATGACTTTGGTGAGTTTAAAAGTTCTGATAAGTTCAAACAAACTTCATCACCAAACAAAAAGGTAATAAAAGATATTAAGAGAAAACTTAAAAGAGGAAAAAATGTTCATCTAGTTACTGCCCGTTCTAAGTTTGACGATACGGATAAGTTCCACGGTCATCTTAAGAAGCACGGAGTAAACGTGGATAAGAAAAACATTCATTACACTGGTGGAATGAAGGGTAGTGATGTTGGAGAGAAGAAAGCAAAGATCGTTAATGCAATTGCTAAAAAGTCAGGGGCAAAGAAAGCGGCTATGTATGACGACGCTGCAAAGGTACATAAGGGATTCAAAAAGGCTCAGAAGGAGAAACCCACATCAATGAAGTACAAGACTAAGATGGTCGCTCCAGACAAGAAGGATGGAGAGTCAAAAGTACGTCCTTACAGAGCTGGAGATAAGTAGCTTGACAGGGGCTTGAGATACCCCTATAATAACTCTGTCAGAGTTGAAAAATTATAGTAGCTTAAATACTTTAAGATACTATAGAGACCAACTTGTCAACATATAATAATCCCTGGATTTATAATGACCAACCTTTTGAGACTGATGACATCAAAGATTATTTTGGTTTTGTATATCATATACGAAATCCTTATAATAATCGCTGTTATATTGGAAGAAAGTATTTTTGGTCTTTTACGAAAGATAAGGGGAAAAAAAGAAGAAGTAAAAAAGAAAGTGATTGGAAAAAGTATTATGGATCCTGTCCAGAACTCAAAGAAGATTTAAAAAAATTTGATAAAGAATCTTTTGAAAGAAAAATTTTAAGTCTTCATAAGACATTAGGTAAAACAAATTACGAAGAAACTAAACAACTTTTTTTGAATAATGTTTTATCTGAATGTCTTGACAATGGTAGTCCTATGTACTACAATAGCAACATTCTCGGACGTTATTACAGGAAAGATTATTTTTATGAATAATTTGAAGATGAGAGAAGTGTGTTCTAGCACACTAGATCATTATATTGATCGTATGCACATTTTGAGTGAAAATCAAGAGTGTCAAAATGCGATTGCATTATATGAAGAAATCGAAGAATGGATGATCGACAAAGATCAAGAAGTAATGTTCATTGATTTTACTTAAGTATAAATACTTATTCATATCATTAGTATTTGATTATTTTTAGAGCCGTGGAAGATGCCTGCCGAAAGATAGGTGTACCCCTCTTCTATACGGATGTAGAGTTCAATTTAATTTAGTGTTTAATTATCTTTTAGTACCAGTTTCTATTTTAGCTTCAGTCGTAGGATCAAATTATTTTCCAAACTATAATATGGATGGACCTCCTCCACCAGTTAAAGAGGTTATTACTGAAAGTAAAAAGGAAAAATTTTTAACTTGCAAAGGATGTTCAAAAAATGAAATTTTTACTTTAAATTTCCTTCAGAATTATGGAGTTAAAGATCGTAATTCTCTTGCAACTATTATGGGTAATATTCGTCAAGAATCAATGTTTATTCCCAACATCTGTGAAGGTGGTGCAAAAACCAGTTATTCCAATTGCTATGGTGGATACGGTTTAATTCAATGGACTTCTAGTTCAAGGTATTATGGTCTTGGTAGACACGCTCATAAAAATGGTATGAGCCCATCAAGTTTAAATCTTCAACTTAGTTATATGGTTAATGAACCACAATGGAAAAGTATTGAAGGTTATATGAAGACTCCAGGTAAGTCTATTCCATCTTATATGAATGCTACTTATAGATGGATTGGTTGGGGAATTCACGGTGCAAGAACTCATTATGCATATGATTATGCAAGTAGAATGACTACCATCGAAATTTGATAATAAAGGGAGACTAAAATGTCTCCCGATTAATGGTTGACAAGTTATTCAACAAATGATATACTTTAATCGTTGACAAATGCGGGTGTAGTTTAGAGGTAAAATTTCTGCCTTCCAAGCAGCGGTCACGGGTTCGATTCCCGTCACCCGCTTAGTATAAATAAATCAATGAAAGATAAAAAAATTAAAAAACTTATTCAAAAACCACTTCGTTTTCATCATCAAGATATTCACGAAGAACTTGAAGATATAAAAGGAATGCTTAGAGATGTTAAAAATTATATGCAAGAGTTGCAACAAAGAATTGGAATCACATCCATCTAAATTTAAATGCTGTGGATGTGAAAATATGGTAGTCATAAAAAATGATAAAATATCTGCAAAAGATTTATCATTAGTAGAAATTATAGAAAAAGATTCAGTATCTAAAAAAGGAAATATATTATCCAAAAAAGATATTGAATGGCAAGAAAAAAGAAAAAACCGTAAAGTAGTTAAATTGGAGTTTGAAGTTCGATGAGTTGGGAATCGCCAAATCTTTCTAAAGGTGATGTTGAATTGCTTACAGTATCATTAGATGATTATATTTTCTATGCTAAGCAAGAAAATAATTCTGACACCTATGATGTTGAAAGACTTTTAGTTAGACTTGAAGAATACTTACAAAGATCAGATTAAATGGAAATTATTAGACATCTACTCAATAATAATTTTTTTATTGGGATTCTAAGTTTTTTATTAATTATGGTTCCTATATTTGGAATATCAATAATTCATTCAGATTATAATAAAGACTGAATTTTTTATGGGACTGTCGCCTATTGGTTAAGGCCCACTGCTTATAACGGTGTGAAGAGAGTTCAATTCTCTCCAGTCCTACTTCGCTCCTTTAGCAATCTGGTGAATGCTCCGAACTCATAATTCGGCTGAGGTGAGTTCGATCCTCACAGGGAGCATAATTAGTCTCGGGATGACTATAAAAGCGCCCTGGTCGGGAAACCCCCTGGTCTTGGGAAGACTTGAAACTCACCCTGGTGGAGTCACTATGACCCCTTGAACCCCGTAGGATAAGGGTTAAGCCTGCTGGTGCGGATGGAGGAAACTCCCGCCCTGTTTCTTGCTTCAGGACAAAAAGCAAGTGGCGAGCCTGGTTGACAAAATGTAGTATCTTTAGTATATTATATACTAATGGTACTATATTTTTTTGTCTTTAAATGAGCACATATAGAAAGAAAGCACTAGTTTTGGGTGCTGGTGGTTTTATTGGAAGTCATATGGTCAAAAGACTCAAGTCAGAAGGATATTGGGTTAGAGGTGTAGATCTTAAGTTTCCTGAGTTCAGTAAAACTGAAGCAGATGAATTCGTACAGGGAAATCTTTGTGATTTTGATTTTGTCCGTAGAGTATTGGAATATAAAGGAGATAGAGGCAACTTTTATAATTCAGTACCTTATCGATATATTCAGTGCTTTGATGAGATCTATCAGTTTGCTGCTGATATGGGTGGAGCAGGTTTTGTTTTCACTGGTGAGAACGATGCAGAAATTATGCATAACTCAGTTCAAATTAATTTAAATGTTCTTGAGTGTCAGCGTAATATGAATGAAGAGAAGGGTAAGAATAATACTAAGATCTTCTATTCTGGATCTGCTTGTATGTATCCAGAGCACAATCAAATGGACCCCAACAACCCAGATTGTCGTGAAGAATCAGCATATCCAGCAGACCCCGACTCAGAATATGGATGGG